CCCTTCATTATCTTTTATATACTGTTAACAAATTTTTTTATTCTTCAACCTCATCGACAAATGCATATTCGTCTGGGTAAGTGTCAATAATTGGATCATCGTGGACTCTGACCTGGACAACATTCCAAGAAGATCCGAAAGCCTTCTTGGCAAACCAAAGTCCGGCAAATTCGAGGATCACATCACACGTCTTGTTGGTCTGGATGTTGTCGAAATCAATCGACTCTTGTCTGGTATTGAACACCTTGGTGTTCTCGAGACGATCGCCTGTGATCTGACCACTACCTACACTGAGGGTGTAGGCACCCTTGACGACATTCTCACTGAGTGTCTTACCAAACCACTCCGCACAGTTCTCATGGGCAGCCTCAAGGTTAAGTGTATCGATGGTGTCGATCTTCTGAATGTTTACATCTGATACGAGATCGATGACAATATCCTCTGAAACATTTTCAACCCTGACCTTGTTGAGCTGAACGAAACATTTGCGTTTGTCATCATTGAGTACCTTCACAAAGTAGAGACCATCTTCACCTTTGGCTGGGGCAGTGTAGATCATTTATGTATGTATTGTGTTTCATTTCTTTAAACCAACAAATGGTATAGCTGCAGACTTGTTCAGTAATTCTTTCGATACCCAGTGATTTCTCCTGGGTTTGTAACCATACAAAGTCTTTGAGACATTGAAGTTCTTTGGTAAACTCTTCGCGTTGGCCGCCCTGAGTTTATACTCGTTCTTCACGTAAGAATTGTTCGTGACATTCACCCACTTCAATGTTTTCAGGTTAAAACGCTTATTACCTGAAGAGTTGGTGTATCCGTTTACTTTTATGTTTTTAACAACTGGTTTTAACCCCTGAACGAGTTGTTTAGATAACTTGTCTTCTGAGGGTTTCGTTGTAAATTTGTTGTATTTGTATGGGTCTACACGCTTTGCTTGGTTCATTGAAACGCGACCATCCTTCTTGGTGGCTGGTATTTTTCTAACAATTTTAGACTTCACACGTCTGAAAACATCTTCGATGGAATCGGTATTCCCGACTTTCTTATCAAACAACTGTCCGAGTTTTACGAGGCGAAGTCTGTCTCGTTGTTTCTTTTCGGGGCGGAGGTTGAGTTTACTCATCATATAAATATCTTCAATCAGAAATTCTTTACTTGCTACATAAACCTTGTTATTTGTGATTAATTTACCTGTATCTAGGTTTCTGTAAGTTATACCTTTACGTCTAGAGAGAACTACTTCATACCCAAATTCTTTTGGTCGCATGAATGGAATGTCAAGTAGACCACCAAGTGTAATATCCTCAATTTTACCACTCTTTGGAGAAAAGAAGCGTAAATTTGTATCAAGTGCAAACAGTTCTACATCGATGAAGACATCACCTTTACTGGGTTTATTTCCCAACATAGACTTTTTCTTTTTGATGAGAGTGTACCGACGAGATACGATTGACCCAGATGGTTTAAAACTGATACCTAAAAATTTGAAAAGTTTAGGGTGTTTCTTTTTCATGTTCATAAGTCGCGTCTTTACTCGTGTATTCAGGCGTTTAGATATCTCTCCCAATTTGTTCCATAGTAACAATTTAGTTGCTTGAAGTTTTCCAAAGTATTCTGGGTTTACAGGCATCCTAGGAACAAACTTTGCATCTATATCAGGGGTCACTATTCTATCTTTGAAATCCACGTATAAATTGAAGGCTTCCCCCCCACTCACAATGATATCACCCATCTTCTTCATATACTCTGATATTTCACCGATAGTCTCTATGATGATATCTCTGAGTGAGTCTGTTATGATAATATATACAACTTTTTCAAAATCTTTAGATTTATGAGTGCTGTGAACACGCGAACGAAACTTCCCAAGATCTCTTTGAGCGTTCCTGTCGAAATACTTTTTCAATTTTTCATCTTTGAAAAATAAATTTTCTTGAATGAATTTGTCAATCACTGACTTCGAATAAATCTGGTCATCCATTAATATATTGTGATATAATAAATGGTCTGTAATGTGATCGAGAATTGTAGATGCTATGCCTATAAAGGTGACATCAAACAATTCTGTGGGGTTAGAAAAGGTCCAAATGTTCTACCATGTTCTGATGAATGTTGTGCTGGGGGATGTCCTCAAAATGGTACAAGACAACCTTTCCGATTTATCAACAGACCCAGACAATCGAGTATGATTACACCCAAAGTAGCAAACATCTTTATACTATTAGCAATTGTCGTACTTCTTGTTCTGTTATACATAGACTTAAAGATTGGACGGGTAAGAAAGATATAATGTCTTTCGAAACCATCCAAACCGAGATCACCGCCCTCCGCAACGATATCAAGAACCTGGCTAAGCTTGTCCGCAAGGTCAAGAACACGCAGGAGGATCCCGATGGTGAGAAGGCTAAGGCTCGCGCTGCCAACAACGGTTTCAACCGCAAGCAGGATGTTACACCTAAGTTGCGCGAATTCCTCGGTCTTCCAGCCGAAGAACTCATCTCCCGCTCAGAGGTGACTAAGTTTATCACCAAGTACATCGCTGAACAGGGTCTCAAGCACCCCGAGAACGGTCGCCAGATTGTCCTCGACGGCAAGCTCCGCGAACTCCTCGCACCCCCTGCCGAAGTTGTTGTTACTTACCTTAACCTGCAGAAGTACCTCTCTCCCCATTACATCAAGAAGGAGGCTTAAAAAATAAACACATTCTATAATAAAACATGGTGACTTTCCTTACAAAGGAAAGCGCTGAACAACTTGTTGGTACAAAGATCAAAAACCTTGATTTGTACCAAAAGGCATTTACACATAAATCTGCTCTCAAGGAGTATGAACAATTTACAGAATCCTTCGAAACTCTCGAATTTATTGGTGACTCGGTCCTCGGCTTTGTAATCACAAAGTTTTTGTTTGATCGCTATGAAAGTCGTCAAGAAGGTTTCCTCACGAAAGCTCGTACAAAGCTTGTTCGTGGTGAAACCTTAGCGAAGATTGCAGATGCATTAGGTCTAAGCCCTCTCGTCATCATGGATGAAAAGGGGTTAAGAAATAACTGGAACAATAACCCTAAGATTTTAGAGGATGTTTTTGAGGCCCTCATCGGTGCCATCTACATGGATATTGGTCTTCTTCATGCTAAGGAGTTTATCCTTAGGATTTACCAAGACCCCAAATTTGTGGATATGAACTCTATCATGGTGGATGATAACTTTAAGGATCATCTCATGCGCCACTGCCAGGTTCAAAACTGGCCACTCCCAGAGTATAGGGTTGCCGCACACCACGAGGGATTGTTCTACATTGATATTTTCATCAATGACGGGTTTTGTGCGAGAGGTGTAGCAAAAAGTAAGAAACAAGCTGAACAAAATGCTGCACAGACGTATTTTCAGGTTAAGGAGGAACTTAAAAACTACAACTTTAGTTAATATAAGATGCACCCCAACGTCAAGGCTCTTTTAGAGCGTGAGTATGCTGCGCAAAAGTCTGAGGAATGGCTTGCTCTCCGTGGTAAGATGTTGACTGCTTCAGATGCAGCTACAGCCATCGGTGTAAATAAATATGAAACACCTGCGGAACTCCTACTAAAAAAATGTGGTCTCGGTGAGAAATTCATGGGTAATGCAGCTACACGACATGGTGAGAAATATGAGGATGAGGCTCGTATACTCTATGAAGAGAGGCATGGCGAAGTCGTACACGAACTTGGTCTTTGTCCTCACCCGGTCCATACATGGCTTGGTGGGAGTCCTGATGGCGTCTCTGAATCTGGGAAATTGGTGGAGATTAAATGCCCCCCGATGCGACAGATTGTACCTGGGGAAGTACCAATCCATTACATGCCCCAGCTTCAGTTGTGTATGGAGATTTTAGACTTAGAAGAAGCAGATTTTATTCAATATAAACCAGCAGAGACCAATTGGCCTAAACCCGAAGAATTTGATGTCGTTAATGTTAAGCGAGACCCCGAATGGTGGAAAACCAATTACCCAATCATGAAAGAATTTTGGGAAAAGGTTTTATACTTTAGGGAACACCTAGATGAACTCCCACCACCTAAGTTGAAGAAGACTCGTAAGAAAAAAGAACCTGAACCAATTATCTGTGAAGTGTATAGCCTTCCAGACGAAGATCCCTATTATGACGACTGAAGAACAATACACTTTGGCGAAGAACACCCTTAACGGGCGTCTCTTTGCCCCCTATCAAAGAGAAGGTGTCCTATGGATGCTCACAATGGAAAAACAGGCATCGGGACCCAAAGGTGGGTTCCTTTGTGACGAAATGGGTCTGGGTAAGACCGTACAACTCGTGGCTACCATGCTTGGGAACCCGAAGCCTCGTACACTCATCATCTTACCCAAATCTATTATCACCCAATGGGCGGAAGAAATCAACCGCTTCGCACCCAACTTGACGATCAATATCTATGATGGTCCAGAACGGAAAATGAAAGAGGCTGATGTGACACTTGCACCTTATACTTTACTCACGGTGAAGGGTGGTGGAGCAGATGCGAAGACACCTCTCCATATGGTACAGTGGGATCGAGTCATCCTTGATGAAGCCCATGAGATTCGTAACAATAAGTCCAAACTTTTCAAGAGTGTGTGTCGCCTCCAGACTCAAATCAAGTGGATTGTAACTGGTACACCGGTGTTCAACTCCATGGAGGACTTTGTGTCCCTGTGTACTTTCTTGGGTCTTTCAAAGGTGGTTGTGCAGGGTATGACCAACAAGATCAAAGATATATACATTCTTCGCAGGACCAAAGAAGACTTGGCTCAAATCAATGAGCGTCTTCGTTTACCACCATGCTACTTTGAGAATGTGGAACTTGAGATGTACCCAGATGAGAAGCAACTCTATGAGATTGTGTTCCTCGAGGCACAGGAGACGATCAGAGATGCGTTCAGGAACGCACAGAGTTTGAACGCCAAGAACATGGTGATCTTGGAGTGTCTTCTTCGCGCCAGGCAGTGTATGATTTGGCCTCAAATGTACATCGATGGTGTCGCCAAACAAACTGGTGTACAATCGGAGAAGTGGGTTGGACGTTCCAAGAAGATGGAGACTCTCTTCGAGATGGTCAAGTCCCACCCCAGTGAGAAGACCCTCATTTTCTGTCAATTCAGAGGGGAGATGAATCACATCCAGAAGAATATGGAAGGTCCTGTATTTCGCATCGATGGCTCAGTCCCCAAGGAGGAGCGGGTCAAGCAGATTGAAGGTTTCAAAAAGGCTGCCCCGGGTGCAGTCTTCATTATACAAATCAAAGCTGGGGGGCAAGGATTGAATCTTCAGGAAGCGACACGCGTTTATATTACGGCACCTTCATGGAATCCTTCTACGGAATTACAGGCGATTGGTAGGAGTCACAGGACGGGTCAAACCAAATCGGTGTATGTCAAGAAACTAATCTACAAAGAGTGTGCGCGTTTTGTGAGTGTTGAGGAAGAGATTCTCGCGCTCCAGGGGCACAAGTCTATTGTGTGTTCAAAAGTGCTTAACGATGAACGAATTGAAAAACAAATCCCTGTCAACAGGACATCGGCAAAGATTTCAATCTTGGACATCAGGAAAATTTTCAAAGCGTAAGATAAAGATGATTGGTTCCCGCGCTGAAGTTTTCCACGGCAACGCTGACAAGACCGCTGGTGGTCTGATGAAGAAGGAGTTGATGATGAAGGATGGTCGTATCATCTCCAAGGCTGCGAGTAAGGCTGCGAAGAAGTCGCTCAAGTCCAACCCCAAGTTCCAGGCGTTCATTGAGCTCGCGAAGGAGAAGGCTGAGAAGAAGGAGACCTTCTGCCTGGTCCCCAAGAAGGGTAGCAAGACCTACAAAAAAATAATCAAAGCTAGTAAGTAAGTATGTCTCTCGCAAAGTGGGAAGATTCTGTGAAGATAGCTAAGATTAAATGTGGTATAGACCCAAAGAAATTTACCAAGATTCAGGGTAAATTGCTTAAGGAGGCTCAGGCTGTTTATAGTATTTTGCTTTTAAATAAATCTAAATGATAAATTGAAATCCCTTAAGATTCTGTGGCTCGTAGACTACGAGTTGATTCAGTTTCCAAGTGCATCCAAACTTTCTGTTCAAGAAATACACGCTGTTAAGTTCTACCATAGCGTGTCCCGAATTTCTTGCATAGAGACCATTAGTCGCCTCATCATTCATAGGGTTTTTGTCTGCGTTAAATACATTTGCTTTTACATTGTCATCTGAGTCCGTGTCTACCTTAACACGAAACTTGGGTTCACGACCCTGTACCTCCTTCAAATTTGAATTGAACATAGGCATAAGCTCTTCTTTGGTCATTGTACTACCAAAGATCGCTTCACTTTGCTCGACAACCGAATCGATGATTTTGTTCTCAAGATTCTTGATAGATTCATAAAACTTTTTCATGTAGTTATCATCTTCGTCATATCCCTTAATAGCGAAATCGATGTTATATTTTGTAGGACCAACTTCTGGAGTGAACCCTGATACCCCGAATGGCATATACATACGGGGGAATTGAATACGTAAGGGTGTTCCCTGTTTTGTAGAGATGACAATTTTGCGTTGTTTATATTGATTGATTTGAATAGTTTCAATTGCGTTGTCCATGTCGTATTCTACTTCTTTTACATGTCAAAACTTTAAGCCGAACACGCGACACAATCTGGCTCAAGACTGAATTGGATTGGTCGAGCCTTAGCCTTTGAACGAAGATAATACATACCTGTTTTGAGACCATTCTTCCATGCATACATGTGCATCGATGAGAGTTTGGACATTGTGGGACTTTCCATGAAAAGGTTCATAGACTGAGACTGATCAATAAAACGACCACGATCCGCCGCCATATCGATGATACATTTCTGACTAATTTCCCATACAGTCTTGTAGAGTTTCTTGATATCCTCAGGAATGTCCGCGATATTTTGGATGGACCCACCAGCCTTAACCATGAGATCCTTCATCTCCTTGGACCAGAGCCCAACCTTCTTGAGATCATTGACCAGATGATTGTTGACCACGACGAATTCCCCAGCCAGAGTGCGTCTCAAGTAAATGTTTGTGGTGTAGGGTTCGAAACACTCATTGTTACCAAGAATTTGAGCAGTGGAAGCGGTTGGCATTGGTGCTAAAAGGAGACTGTTCCTAAGTCCCTTAGTTTTCACGCGTTCACGCATCGCGTCCCAATCATAGCGACCACTGAACTTGGTCTCACCCTCCCACATATCGGGTTGGAGAATACCTTGGGAAGCTGGAGACCCCTCAAAACTCTCATACGAACCATTGACTTCAGCCAATTCAGAACTCGCCTCTAGAGCAGCGTGGTACATAGTCTCAAAGATATGGGCGTTCATGAGACGCGACTCTTCACAGTCAAAGGGGAGACCGCACAGGATGAATACATCCGCGAGACCCTGAACACCTAAACCAATAGGGCGGTGTCTCATGTTGGAACGCCGGGCAGTCTCTACAGGGTAGAAGTTCCGATCAATGACACGATTGAGGTTCTTCGTAACAGTCTTGGTGACTTCATGAAGCTTTTTATAATCAAAAGTCTTCGCCTCCTTGTCAACATACTTGGGAAGGGCGATAGACGCCAGGTTGCATACAGCAGTCTCATCCTTGTCTGTGTACTCAATAATCTCTGTGCACAGATTTGAACTCTTAATGACACCCAAGTTCTTCTGGTTACTCTTCGAGTTACACGCATCCTTGTAAAGCATGTATGGTGTACCAGTCTCCGTTTGAGACTTGAGGATTGCCTTCCACACTTCAGCTGCTGGGACAGTCGCATTGGCAAGACCCTCTTCCTCGTACTTGGTGTACAGCTCCTCAAACTCCTTCCCGTAAACATCAGAGAGACCCTTAGCCCTGTCTGGACAGAAGAGTGACCAATTGCCACCTTCTTCAACCCTCTTCATGAAAAGGTCTGGAATCCATAGCGCGGAGAAAAGGTCTCTACAACGCGCCTCATCATCACCTTGGTTGAGACGAAGCTCTAAGAAGTCCATGATATCCGGATGCCAAGGCTCTAAGTAGACCGCGATAGACCCCTTCCGACGACCAGCCTGGTTCACGTACCGTGCTGTGGCATTGAACACTCTGAGCATTGGGATGATACCATCAGATTGACCGTTTGTCCCCTTAATTCGAGACTTGTTGCCGCGAATGTCATGGATATGCATACCGATACCACCAGCCCATTTACTAATTTGAGCACACTCTGTGAGCGTCCCATATATACCATCGATGGAGTCTTCCTTGTTGGCGATGAGGAAGCATGAAGACATCTGGGGTCGGGGTGTACCAGCATTGAACAATGTCGGTGTGGCGTGGATGAAAAGACCGCGTGACATCTTATCATATGTATCAATTACAGAGGGTACATCGGTGCCATGTACACCAATAGCGACACGCATGAACATATACTGGGGGGTCTCGACGAGTTTACCATCAACGCGTTGGAGGTAACTTTTTTCGAGAGTTTTAAGACCGAAGTACCCAAAATCGAAATCACGGTCAGGGTTAATAGTACCCTTAACATGTTGTGCAACTTCAGCAATCTCATCTGTTACTACACCAGCCTTGTGAAGTTTGCGCATGGCGAGGTGAAAGTTGTTAGGGCATACCTTCTGGATGTTACTCGCGACAATTCGTGTTGCGAGTGTTTCATAATCAGGGTCGGATGTGATCATACCGATGCATATTTCAGCGGAGAGTGTATCAATTTCCTGTGTAGTAATAGTGTCATATAGAGATGAAAATACCTGCTGGGCAACCTTGGTAGAGTCACACTTTTCAGAGAGTCCGTATGTTAAATTCTTGATCCTATTGGTGACATTATCAAATTTCATATCCTCAATACGACCTGAGCGTTTAGTGACCTTCATATACATTCTCTTCAATTTTTATTTTTAACTTACTTCTTGCAATCAAGATCACCACTTCGCACAGAAACAGTTCCGAAAGTCTCAAACTTTCGGTTAGGTTGGAGAAGGTAGGTGTTCACGAAGAATGGACCCATCTCACCAGCCTTGGCCACTGGAGGGTAAGAACCAACGAAGCAGGCTGGGGGTTTGCAGGGAATTTCCTCAACATTTTGGGGTTTGTTGTTATATACTTCATTGAAGTCAGCGAAGTTCACCATTTACTATTTACACACAATTTTTTTCGGCGGATATATTAAATGTGTGACAATCTCCACCTCGATTCTCTTCAGCAGTGTGAGACTCCACTGAACATCCTCTTTTTTTCGGATTTCAATAAGAATATTCTTCAACGAGGTATCCGTCAGACCTTCAAGAACAGGAGCGGCATTGCCATAGATTATCAAAACCCTGATGATTTGTATGCGATCATGCGTGTCGTGTTCATAAACAACTCTGGTGATCACTATAGGAAGGTCAATGAACAGGTGAAATACATGAACACTAAAGTGATTGACACGGCTATTTCTCAGATTCAGACTGGTGTGTCCCAGTATATCGCATACGCGAATGATATTGATTCGACACGTACACTCATGGATCAACCAATAAATACCAGTACCGTCGGGAAAAAACTTGACATCAACACCAAGATCGGAATCAATTAAAGATTCTGGTTCAAGAAGTAGTAAGTAATGAGCTTGAACTACTACAAATGCGAAACTGAGAAAGTGTGTAGGGCCAAGGGTTGGGATCGAGCTGCTGTAGATACAGTATGGCTTCTCCTGACAGAGGAGTTTGGAGAGCTTGCATCCGCTATCAGACAGTATAAGAAAACATTCAAAAAACAAAACCTCAAGAAGGAGAGGGGTACGGATGTAATGATGGAAATGGGAGATGTATTTAGTTATCTCTTTCAGTTGGCACACATGTTGAATGTTGACCTAGATCAGATGTGGGAAGAACATCGCTATAAAATGAAGAGTAAAAATTATAATCTGAACTAATACTAATTATGAGTAAGTTTATGCTCGATGATGAAGATGCAATCAATGATGTGAATCCATTTGTCACACACGACTTCTCCCTTCCAGGAGGTGTGCGACAGACGGGTGATTTTGCTGATTTTCAGGAAGTAGTCCCTGATGTAAACATGTTCAATGATAAGAAGAGTGTATTCTGTAGTGTTGGTCTCTGTGTGGATGAGACTGAACCCTGTGTCATTAATAAGAAGGTGCGCCCCCAACGTAACATCGACACCGGATTCACTTGTGATAGGAGGCAAGTGAAGGTTGGTGTCTCTAAAAAACAGAGAATGTCCTACATCGGACTCTTTATCATTCTATTTTTCATTGCTCTAATTCTAGTATACGCAAGATATTGAAGAAGTACTCGAGACGTGACTTATTTATACACTGCTCAATAACATTCGGAACAACCTTTTTACAAAACTTCTTGATGAACTCCATCTGCCAAGCACTCTCCATATTTACACGGGGTGGTTGGAATGTTGGATCCAGAATCTTAGTGGCGTGCGCGATACGAATATAGTTACGATCACTTTGTTCATAGGCTAGAACATTGTCGAGTGCAAGTTCTGCCATGCGTTGCCGCACCTCAATACTCTTAGAGACCATAGTATCAAGAAACTTTTCATATTGAATAGACTGTTTACCTGATTGAATAAATGTCCAGTCCCCTAATGGACTAGTGTTCATATAATCGGTAAATGTTGTATACCCCTTTCCCTTTTTATAACTCTCATAAACGATTTCAACATATGCCAGGTCAGATTCTACATCATGTATAGATTTAGCCGATTTGAGGAAAGAGGTCATTACATAAAGAATGCTTGCTTTCTTTAAACCTAAGTGGATCATTTCCATTTGCAAAAAGTATGTTCAAAGATGTACTCATCTATTGCAAACGATAGTTTTTCATACCTCCTGACCCTCGATGATATGCGAAAAAATTTACCAGAGGAGACCCGTCCTTCGTGGGTAAAGGTTACGACAATCACCATGATATCCAGCTTCAAGCGTGAGATCGATATTAAAAAGCTACGAAGTATTTTCGAGGAAATTGGGTCTTACAAATTGCGACGCGATGGTTCGAACACGGAAGGATTTGAATGGAAATTGAAGCCAACGACATTTTACAATCAGGTGACCTTGTCCTATCATGATAATTACAGTACTAAGTCTGTCAAGGTGTTTCCCAACGGAAGTATACAGGTTGCGGGCTGCTGTGACCTGTTTGATTGTAAGCGTGTCATCACACAGCTTGTGTATATCTTCAAAAAATTCCTCAATATGGATATTGACAGTATATCCACTGACACCTTCCGTGTCGTTATGATTAACTCCAACTTCAGTCTCAACTACAATATCAACCTCATGAAAGTAGCTAATTGGTTCGAAGAGTACGATGACATCTTCAAAGTTTCTTTCGAACCAGATAGGTATTCTGCAGTGAAGATTAAATTCAAACCCTCAGAGGACATGAAGGAAATCACATGCAGTATCTTCAGCACAGGTAAAATTATCATCACAGGTGCCGAGACCCTCAAGGAAATTGCATTCGCCTACAACATCATCAACCAGCACATAAACGAGAATCCTGAGATTAGGGTATCTCGTACAGAGGAGACCGATGTTTTTGATATTTACCTGGGGTACAGGTGTGCACCATTAATTAAAGATCTCAGAGAGAAGGGATTCAAATCTTGGATGCAAACGATCACCAACAGACAAATTAATTTCTAGTTTTATAATAACAATATGTCTCAACGACTTGGTATGGCCGATGGTCGGTGTTTCACCATAAACTCTTCCGCCCAACTTTTCAACAACTATGTGATGAAGCAAAACAACATCACTTTTGAGGACAACTACTCATACCGCAAACTTCTCCAGACGCAAGGTCCCCAACTCCTCTCCAAGGTGCAAGACCTGCAGGGTAAGAAAGACTGCAACAACTGCAACGTACCCCTTCTCAAGATTCCCGATATCTACTAACTGAGCTAAATCACGGAAAAAACTTTAAAATCTCTCTATAGAATGTCGACGTGTTCTATATGTCTCGGTGAAGTCCGATCGACGAGGACAAATCCTCCGATCCGATGTGGACATATATTTCATTCCCACTGTCTACAGGGATGGAAAGACCGAGGTAAGAATACATGCCCAACTTGTAGAAAAGTGTTTGATGCTTCTCCGTTTAAAATTACAGTGACGATTCAAAACAATTACACAGCAGAGGCAAACTCTGTGTCCTTGAACGAAGAATCTATTTTGGACGCCTTAAACCTATTTGATATCAACTTTGATGTCGAAAATTTACCCGATATAGAAAGCATTCTATCGGATCTTGGGATGGGTTTGACCGACTTTGATCCCAGTGTTTTTCACGCAGAATGAACTACAATACTTTTCATAGTTTAGCCCAGGGTAATCCCTGGAAGCTTTGCGAGGATCTCCTATAGCCTTACCCTTGGCGTCAGTCAGAAGTGGTCCAGTTGCCCACCCACGCTTGTGACTGAATACATTCGCCTTAAAGACTACACGTTTACCTATTTTGAATTGACCACCCCTCTTTACACGCGACTCGGGTACTTTGAAAAACTTAGCAACAGAAGAGATGGTGTCATTAGGCTTAACTTTGTATTCCACAACTCCATGTTGTTTGTAAAAATGGAAATCACCTCGGCGGATGTAATTCTTAGCACGCCCAGGCGACACAAACATCATCACCTTGTAGTAGCCCTTCTTACACTTTTCATTTCCATCAACCTTATAGACCCTCTTGGGATTATCCGATACGACACGCTTGGGGAGATTGGTGCAGTGAGTATAGGTATGATTCCTATTTGACATCCCAGAACGATCACCAGGAATAGATTTTTGCCATCTATACGCTTCATAGTCACCCACCGCATAGGCGTAACAATTATTGTTTCCAATACCAGTCGTCGTTCCCCAACGCCTGTTTGTGAACTTACTTTCGGATCCACTCAGAGGGAGAAGTCCCTTCATTTATAGTTTAATTAGAAAAAAATATCTGTATGTAATAAATGATTCAAGAAGTAACTAAGGCCGAGACTCGATCCGACGCACTCATGGAGTTTCTCACCTTCGTGCTCTCCATTCTCATCAGTACATTCTTACTCCGTATCGTGTGGAACCGTTCCCTCGTGAAGCACATCACCGTCCTCAAACCCATCAACACCCTGATGGATGCTTTTATCCTCGCCGTTTCTCTCCAGATTGTGAGAGGTATTTAAATCTCGTTGTACCCAACGATGATCTCACCATTGGGGTGCTTTAAGGTAGGGAAGGCATCCATGCCATCACATCCACCTTTGTCACAATCCACAAAGGTGTGTGACTTACCATTCTTTTTCATATACTCTAACTGCTTACGAGTCCAACCACAACCCATGGTCCCGTAAACAGTCCAACCCTTACCACCACCACTGGAGGTCTTCTTGGTCTGAAGAAGAATCATGATATTGATCAGTGCGAGAATAATGAACGCGAGCATTGTTTTATATCATACCTATACATTTATTTTCGGCGGACAACAGGTCTTGGCTTCGCCTTCATCACCGCAATCGCACGAGCCATCGCTACTTTTTGATTGACTGGCGTTTTTGGTTTAGGAGCTACAATCTTAATCATAGATTTAACTTTTACCACGGGAATTGCTTTTTGTAGTGCTGTTTCACCAGTGAAGAATGGTTTTGATAGGACGGTCTCGAAGCTTGGAATCGATGCTTCATGTGGTTTTGTATTTTTGACGGTAACCATGGGTTTTTCGATAAATTTCACACCACGTAATCGATAGTTCTTCACCACAGCTGAACGACGTGCCAGGTACTCCTGAGGATAAAGCGTTTTAATGAAATTTCTAATTGTATTTTCGGTTTTTGTACGTGGTTGACGAACTAGTCCGTATATTCCATTCAAGAAATAGTGTAAATCATAAAACTTGTTAGACTTTCTAGAAATTCCTATATTTATGTAATTATCCCGATTGATGAGGGGATTCTTAATTCGAGGAAATACTGAAAACCCAAAATCAATCATGACCGCCTCAAATCCATCATTCGAAAGAGTGTATTTTTTGTCTTTCAAATTAATTTGAATATCCTTCTTGGGAACTCGGCGCACCAAAATGTTTCTAGTGTGGAGATCGTGATGCCTAAATCCTGGATACTTCTGTTGAATGCGGTACAGATTATATATCACCTGCGCCATAACTGATTTTATCGACTCTAAACTAGGTTGGTTCCATAACCATTCACCTAACTCCTTACCCTTGATGTATTCAGAATAGAGAATGTCTTTATTGTCGCATGTCTTATACAAGTACATTTTGGGAACATCAAAGCCTTCCAACTTTTTCGCAATCGTGTACTCCATTTTTGGGTTGATTTCATCGAGTGCCTTTTTGTACTTTGCAAGTGGCACGTCATTGTTTTTTTCACGCAACGAAGGTGTCCTAATTTCTTTGTAGACGATGTACTTCTCACATTTATCATCGATACACCCACGATATACCTTTCCATAATCACCTTCACCAATTTTTACGGCTCCCTTGGTCATCGTTCCATCTTTCTTTTTCAACCAGAGATGGGACGCAGGGGCACACGCCTTCTTACCCCTGAGTATTTTCTTTAGGGTAGCGTTCATACTTACAATTCAAATATATTTTAATTTTATTTTGTCAAATACTTTACAAATGAAAAGTATTTGAAAAAATGAAAAGTTTTATTAAGTTTTATTAAGTTTTTATTCATCAACCTCCTCAATCTCATCGACCTCCTCAATCTCACCCTCAACATCATCTTCGGGGAGGTTTAGACCCTGAAAGGCAAATGAAGGGAGTTTGACTGACTGCTCTAAGAGAGTCTGTTGGAGTCGGATGGTTACACCGAACTTGTTATCGATGAACCAAATCTGATTGAGGTCAACGATAGCCATACACTTCTGTCCCTTCTCGATGGTGTCGAGGGTGACAGGTTGCTTCTGCATCGAATACGCCTCTGGTACAAAGGTACCATCGGGTTTGGTGAGGATCTTGAGTTTGATAGTTGAAGGGTATTGTTCCTTACCGGGGCGAACCATGGGTTTGTAGAGTGCCTCTTTGAGAACCGCGACATTGAACTCCTTACCAAGCCACTCCTTAGAGTTCTCAGCGACGGTGTTCACGATAATATCGTCGAGTTCCTTGAGTTTTTCATGAAGATCCATAGCCTCCGTATTATCGGGGTCAAAGGACAGATCAAGGGAGTAGGATGTGCGTCCAGTACCCTCGTCAGTGAAGGCACTCAAACCATAAGGGGAACGCATGAATGGGAACTGGATGTAGAGTTTCTTGTTGTCGCCGGCATTGAGGTAGACGGCCTTGCCGCCATTTTTGTTTTTACGAAGTTTCGAGAACTGCACAGAGGAAGCAGAGAATTCGGTAGATTGTTGAATAGAGAGTGACATTGTTTGGTGGTTATATTTATACTACGGGACTCGACTTTAAGTGTATTTTTTTTGTCAACATATAACAAAAGTAATCATGGGTCTATTTAAAGATTGCGGCTGCGGCTGTAACGGAAAAAAGCAGGAGGAGAAGCTTATCATCTCCCTCATTTCTGGTATGACATTTTTCATTGTCGCCAACCCTGAGACTTTCCGTCTCATCAGGCGAGTCTTAGGTTCTTGGATCGCGACCCCCACAGGTTGCCCCTCGACCCTCGGTCTCCTCGTGCACACATTGGTGTTCGTCCTCATTGTTTGGGGTATGATGAACCTCAAGAAGAGTGGTGGGGTGAAAAAGAAGAGTGGGTGTGGTTGTGGTGGCTCCAAGAAGGGTAAGAAGGTTGTCTTCGCCCCAGCAGTCGAAATGGTTGACGCCCCCGACGCTGAACCTGGCTTCGGTGAACCCCAACTCGAGTTTACTGACAGTGGTCACACCTTGGAGCCTATGGGTTTGGACTCAGCTGGAAGTATGTTCGATTAAATATTTTTTAAAACAATTGTATTCTACAGTCAATTTGGATAAATTGATAGTAAAATGGTATCATTTTTAGTTCTTAAAGTAATTGTTCCTATCACCATGTTTTCTTTTATTATTGGCTGCAGATTTACCCCAACAAAGGGAATGTATGTTGTTGAATGTCACAAGTTTACAATTGGGAAGTTCTGTACATTTGTCTAGACAGACATCTTTTGTAGCTTTTATAGCTCCACCCGGCCAATAGTGAAAAATGTCAGATCCCGGATAATCTATACCTGTTTCTATCCTGTAGGGGTCAGCCTCAGCCTTTACTGGAATTTTGGCTGTCTTGGTGGCCTCAGCCTCAGCCTTTACTGGAATTTTGGCTGTCTTGGTGGCCACAACTGATTCTTTTTCACCACCCATCATTAGGGCGGCTCCCACACTAGAAGAAATACACAACAATAACACTAAAACCAATAATATTTTGCGATTACGATCCATTGTTGTATACTTTATATGGATTTTTTTTATTAGAACTCCTCATCAAAACCAATATCGTCTGATGTGTCATCCATCTTCCCGTAATCCCCAACCCGCTTCTCGAAGAAGTTTGTTTTACCATCAAGGCTAATATTTTCCATAAAGTCAAAGGGATTTTTAGAGTTCCAAATTGGGGGTTGACCAATTTGTTTGAGGAGGCGGTCAGAGACATACTCGATGTATTCAGCCATCTTCTCTGAGTTCATACCGATAAGGTTACATGGGAGTGCATCGATGATGAAACCCTTTTCAATTTCAACGGCTTCCTTCACGATGGAGTGAATAACTTCTGTTGATGGTTTATTGCGTAAAAGTTTGAAGAGTTCAACTGCAAACTCCTGGTGAAGCCCTTCATCTCGGGAGATGAGCTCATTACTAAAACAGAGACCGGGCATGAGTCCTCTTTTCTTTAGCCAATAGATGGCACAAAAACTTCCAGAAAAGAAGATCCCCTCTACACATGCGAACGCGAAGAGACGCTCAGCGAAAGAACGAGTTTTGGTATCGAACCACTTGAGAGCCCAATTCGCCTTTCGCTCGATGCAGGGGACAGTTTGGATAGCTTCGAAAAGTTGTTTCTTTTCCGCACCATCTTTGATGTATTTATCAATAAGTTTAGAGTAGGTCTCCCCATGAACCATTTCGTTGTGGCACTGGTATGCATAGAATGAACGAGCCTCGGAGATTTGTACCTCATCCGCGAAATTGTTATTGATATTTTCAAAAACAATTCCATCAGAACCAGCAAAAAATGCCAGGATATACTTTATGAATTTTTGTTCGTTATCGTTTAGAGTAGTCCAGTCGTCGAGGTCTTTAGAGAGGTCCACCTCTTCAGCAGTCCAATTGGACATCTGAGCCTTCTTGTAGAGTTCCCAGAGCTCAGGATACTTCAGGGGAAATACAGTGAATCTATTGAGTGTAGGTGCTAGGATTGGTTCGTATTCATCTTCTATATATTCTTGAAATTTGAAGTAGTCCCCGATACGACGCTCGTCAATAAATATTTGAGGGTAAGTTGTAACAGATCCATCACATAATTGTTTTAATGCCTCCTTCTCAATCATCACCTTCTCGTAATACAAACCCTCAGACTCACATAGTGCCTTTGCGTGGTCACAGTACTCACAACCCTCCTTCGAATAAATAATAACTTTCATCTGTGCTATTATCCCTGAATATTTTTTGTGTAAAAACTCTAAGCATGATTGTGCCCTCTGAAATAATTCAGGATGATATACTTAAACTATTAGTAAATGAAGACGGGATTGAAGACGAAATGTACGGGGTGGTTGGAATGAATACTGGTAGAACTCTTGGCCTGAGATATCTCAATCCCACAGAACAATTTTACAAAAATGCTTGTGTATACAAATTAGACGGAGGGGACCTTTCTCCAGCCCCATATGAAAGTGTTCTCGAACACCACCCAAGTGGGACGACTTTTGAAGATCTTGAGATAAAAGCAATTGGTAATAACATGTTTGCATTTTATTCAGAAATAGACATTGAAGATAGTGATAGTGATATTTATGACGAAGGTCAAGATGGAGAGTCTGATCTAGAGGGTTTCGTTGTATCTGATAGTGAAGTCGTAGGTCAAGATATCCCTTTACCCCCAGGTCATGAAGCGATTGATAGAGAATGGAACGCGTGGGAACCATCCACTTCAGGTGGAAAGAGTTTCAAAGAAACGATTGATGCAATTGAAACGAGGGTTAGACGCCTAAGTCAGTGATGCGTTTTTTAAAAAATCTAAAAAAGGGTACCAAATTCAAAAGAATGCTGGAAACTATATGGTCCGAATTGGACACCCTATTACCAAAAGAAAACGAAGAAAAAACAGTAAATAGAAATTTTTGCATCGAATGCTCAGGAGTTAAAGTTATTACACGAGAAGGATTACCCACATGTTCAAGTTGTGGTCTCGTAGACTCGTATTTTATAGATGATACAGCGGAATGGACGAGTGGAGTGACGGATGGTGGAAAGGTAAATGACCCCTCGCGGTGCGGAAATCCGAATGCAAACCCCGAATTATTCTCACAAAATTGGGGGAAAGGAACTATTATCGCCACACAACGTGGTTCTACTTATGAAAACAAACGAATGGCGAAGATTAATTTTCACATGTCTATGAATCATAAGGATCGATCACTGTTCCATGCATACAAAGATATCGATGAAGCGTGTCATATGTTACCTGATTCAGTTCTGAAAGATGCGAAGATGATGTACAGAAAATTCAATGATGAAAAACTTACACGAGGTGCTGTAAGATTAGGTATCAAAGCAAACTGTGTGCTTTACGCCTGTCGTATGGCTCAGATCCCGCGTACAACTAAGGAAGTTGCGGATATGTTTGGGATACAATCGAAGGATGTGAGTCGAACAACTCAAATTTTTAAAGATAATATCCTAGGTGCAGCAGTGAAGAAGAATTATGTGACGAAGGCGTTTGATGTCATGCAAAGACTGTTGAATTCATTCGATATAACACGAGAGGATCGTTTACGATGTAACAAAATGTGTAATGCTACCGAGGATTGTGTAGATTTAATGAGTAAGACACCGAATAGCGTAGCGTCTGCGATCATTTACAATATTTTAGGTGATAGGGTTACGAAAAATGAGATGTGTGATAAATGTTCTGTGTCTATTCCGACACTAAACAAGATTGAGATGATTATTAAAAAACACTTAGAGGGTAAAGGATAAATCAAGTATATGGTGAGGGTTTTTCTTTCTACACCCTGTTATGGTGGATTATGCTTGGAAAAGTATATGACTAGTGTGATTAGACTTCAATTACTTTTAATAAAAGAAGGAATTCAACTCTATATCGATACAACTGAAAATGAATCTCTCGTTCACCGCGCCCGTAATGTAGCCGTAGGTCGTTTTATGCAAAAAACGGACTGTGATCTTTTCATGTTCATCGACGCAGATGTTCATTTTGAGCCAGAGGCTGTATTGAGACTTATCAAGTCTGGACATGATATATCCGTAGCGTGTTACCCCAAGAAAGTTGTGATGTGGGATCAAGCCGCCGAAGCCGTTAAAAAGGGTGACGATCGAGACATGTCAATGCTCTCCTCGAGTCTTGTGATTAATTTTGGCGCCAATAACCGTCCTATCAAAGATGGTTTTATCGAGATTCTTGATGGACCCACGGGATTCATGATGATTAAACGGTCAGTATTCAAGACACTCGAAGAAAAATTCCCAGACTTGTGGTGTAAGAATGACCACCAGAATCGTGATTTCGATGACTATCACGCATGCTTTGATTGTATGATCGACCCAGTAAACCGTAGATACTTGTCAGAAGACTATGCATTCTGTCGCCGTTGGCAACAAGCCGGTGGTAAAATCTATGCCGATGTAAATACTACCCTTGGTCATGTTGGAAATCTTCCATTCACGGCGTGTCTCAATGATAGGCTTAAGGTTTAGAGTGCACACTGTTGTATGAAGCTTATTACTATCTTAGTCACGCGTTCTAAATCGTGTCATGTGAAGACACTTCACACTGTTCTTAGATTAAATATGCAGTGTTTACAAAGGAATGTTGATAATAAAATTGTATATGTGAATGACGATACACTCGAAAAGATTGAAATGATTCGAAGTTGTATGAAGACACATGAGCGTATCATTTTCGTGGACTTCGGAATCCATGTAGATGATGAGTCAATCAAACAATTCTTTGAACCACATGATGGTGTGGGATGTCTCGTACTTCCAGGTGTAAAGGATGGAATCGACTGGGATCTCTTCAAGAAAAAGGTCCGTGAAAATTCGACCGAACCAATCGCTCAAATGGGTCTTCACTTTGATACTGTAGTAGGTAAAACAGTTTCCAAAGATATCTATAAAGTTGATTCCACCGATCCCAAGGCTTGGATGATGATTACAAAAAATGTCATTAAACATATCAAGGATAAAAAGACAGGAACTTGGAAACTCAGTTCCGATATGTTTCAAAAACTTTTACAACAAGGTGTACGAATTTACGCATTTACAGCAGCTAAGTTGACCCAAACATATACACATGAATGTATCAGTAATATTTTGAATGCTGCTGGTGTCAAAGTAAATTAAAGTTTAAGGTTGAATATATAATATGTCCACCCCACTTCACAAATACGTCATAGACTTTATCCACGCTCGTTGGGGGAGCAAGGAATATTTCCCGGGTCCACAACCCATCTCTATCGAACATAAACATTTTCCGATCCTCAAGGGGGGTGACTACCTTGTTTGTGAAAAGACGGATGGTGAGCGACACATGATGGTTGCCCTCATGTACGAAGGGAAAAAGAGATGTCTATTTGTAAATCGGGCTTTTAACATGTTTGAGGTACCTATCAATCTCAAAAAGAGTGCCTATGACGGAACCATCCTTGATGGTGAACTCTACGAAGGAACTCTTATGGTGTATGACGCCGTGTATGTCGCTGGTGAATCCGTGTGGAACAAAAACCTGAGGGAACGACTAGAAGCTTCAAAGACTCTCATGAAGTCTATCATTTATATGAAGTCTGATACATATCGTCTCAAGTGTAAGACGTTTCATCACATGAGGGATTTTCGGATGTTTATGGATGAATATCTCCCGAAGGTTACACAAAAAATAGATGGACTTGTGTTCACACCAGTGAATGAACCTATACGCATCGGTACACATGAGACGATGTTCAAATGGAAACCACAAGAGAAGAATACAGTGGACTTTCTCATGAAGAGAGAACCTTCGAGAGAAACACCTGGATTTAAAGCTGGTACACCTGCGTGGAGACTGTATGTACAGGAAAAGGGGAAGATGTTTTTTGAGAGTGAAATTCCATTTAATCGCATCGATGATGAACCTTGGTTCGAGGATGGAGCCATCGTGGAGTGTAAGTACGTCACATGGGAAGAGCCAATGTGGTGGAAACCCCTAAAGAGGAGGACGGATAAGAACCACCCCAATAATCGGAGAACCTTTTACAGAACTATCGTGAATATTAAGGAGAATATTCAGATGAAGGAGTTTTTAGATTGTAGACC